CGCCACTGGTGACCAACCAATGCCGCCACCTCGTCGGGATCAGGTGTGCCTGTGCACATCTGAAGCAGATCCGAAACCGGCGAAACCGGCGCAGGAAGAGACGAGGGCTGACGCCCAAGCCTCTCTCGCATCTGTCGTTCTGTGCGGAAAGCATAGAACGACTTGGTCTCTAAGAAACCAAGCTGGGAAGGAAGAAATCTCCAACCCTTTCCTATCCTGGCACGTAAGAAAGCGTCCACCCAGCGGGACCCCAACTTACGAACGCATGCTGCCCCAGACAACATGCCAGAAAAGGAAGAGGGATCAAATCCACCTCTGCGAAGATTCCGGACCTCACGGAATCTCCCCCTCTTAAGCAAGAAGACGGTCGAGTTAAGCTCGACCACCGACTTGGAACGAACAGTTTTCTTGTCATTCAAGCGACTCCCTTCAGGATAGTCGGACGCAAGAATTGGCCTATCAGCGTTGATGAGAACATCATCGCCATTTACTAGGATGTTCGCCTCCCCATCACGAGACGCCCAACGGGCCATCGTGTAGGAATGGAGACACAAGAGGGGGAAGCAGAGGTAGATTCCCATCATCTGTCCGTGCCAGATCGTGCGACCACCTACACTTGCGTGTAGGCTTGCCAAAGCAAAGTCCATGATCTCAGGAGGCACAAACCATGCGTTCTCGTTCGCCACATCAAGAAAAGCCGAGCTAATCTTGAGGTGCAGGTCGTCCGAGGCGTTGACAAGGTCAACACTGGTGTTCCAGGGACGTACGCATGTCGATGATATCCTATCATCAGTCGGCGGCCCAACTAGGCACCACGAAGTACGACGCAAAGCATCGTACAACGTAGAATGAAGGGGACCAAGAAGGTCCCCATCATGAGACGGGATCGTCAGAGCCCGTCTCTTCCCAGGGGTAGGGACCTCGGCATACTGGACTTCCAAGGAATCGGGAATTCCTTTTCCATCCAGGACCGCCGACATGAAGTACTCTTCCGACCCAATCCAACCCAGGTCACCACGGGCGAACCCGTGACCACGGCTGGAGGCATTAGGAACGAACCTACCGACGTTACGTCGATAGGAGCGATCCCAACCGGGAGGGAAGACTTCACGTGCTATCATTTTGGCAAAGTGATAGTACGCGATAGGAGGGGGAGGAGGCTGTGAGAATCTACGAGATGCCCATTCGTCGTAGATGGGAGAAGAGTGGACGGCGCAACCATTGGGAAGGCAACGTTTTAGACTCGCAACGCTGAGAGCAAACTCCCAGCGTTCGGATCGCCCAAGTCTCTTTAGGTTGACTAGACCCTCCTCGTCAGGCTTACCCTGCACGCGAGGAAATTTGACAATGGCTCTCTTAGCACCATTGTTTTGGAGGAAGGAAAGGTAGATCGAAAGATCTGCAGGCGCGAGATCGCCGCATTCGGAAGGTGAAACACCAAACCGAGCACGGATCAAGCGAAGACCTGTAGAGATGACTACCTTTGTCATCTTGTCTGCCCTAAGGCAGTGATGGCAGGTTATTCTCCCCACCGGTGGATTTGCGGGAGAAGAGCCAGGACAAGGACGCGAGCCGCGAGGCAGAACCGTCATCGTCAATCGACAAGATCAAAAAGAATCTCGTCGAAGTCCT